AGGCACACTACGGTAAGGATCGCAAAACAGACTACATTCAAATTGGTGGTGGACATGGCTTCTACCACACAGGTAATGACGCAGCTGGATTGGGTTCACCTGAACTAGAAGGTAAGACTCAATTACGTGCTAGAATGAAGTACAGAGGCACAGACAAAGGCGGCAAGAAAAAATACGGTGCTTTGATAGTTATGTCTCTTAAGGATGCAGATAAATCGCATCATGATCTAGATGCAGAACCAGCGGAGAAGAAATAATGGCAGCTTCAGAAGGTGTTGACCTAGAGTGGTGTATTGTTGAAAAGATACAAATTAGAAATGGTAAGCTAAAACAATTTACAAGAAATTATTCTGCTGAAATAGAGAGACAAGCAGAACAGTGTGTTGACCACGTTACTACCTTTGCGAGAAATCAGAAAGTAGATGCTTGGCATTCTGATGATAGTTCTAATCCTTTTGGTGTTTCTATTTCAGCAAAACCAGAACCAAAGACAGATGTTGTTTTCAAAATAGGCACAAAAGTATATGCAGCATCCGTAAAAATGGCTGGGGGTGTTCAACTGGCTTCCGGGCAAGGATCATCCACTGCTGAATTGTTTGAAGCAGCTGCATCTAGAATCCAAAGTGCACAAAAAAGCAAAGTTCTAAAATCTATAGTAAAAGAACTAAAAACAATGCCCACAAGATTGTTATCTGAAAGCAACAAAGCAAGAATACTACAGGAAGCAAAACCAAAGGTTATTGAAGAATTTATCAAGAACGGCAAAATTATTCAAGATAAAAGCTATGAATACTGGCTAAAGAACAACAAAGAATTTTTGATGCAGTCCCTAATGTCGTTTATAGACAAAGACAAGGATTTCTTGAAATCTCTTCTTTACGAAGCTGTAACTGGTAAAGAATCACTTGCAAAATACAAAGGTGCAGTTGCAGATAGCATCATTTCTCCCAAAGGGTTTTACGTAGTAGATGACAAGTACATAAACTCTATTATGAGTAAGGTAAAATTTGATGTGAGAGGAAAGTCTCGTTCGGGCATCACTGGTGTTGCATTTAGAATTGATCTAAAAGGTTAAAATGAAAACTTTCAAATCATTCCTAGTAGAGGCAGAGGCAGTTGTTGGTGTAAAAGCCGGACACATGACTCACCTCGAAGATCTTGTTTTTGATCTTGGTGTTGAGGGTACCCGTAAAGCAATCAACTTCATGCGTGATGTTAGAGACATGCTTTCCCAGGGTACTGGTCAAAAGAAGGCAGTTGCAACAGTAAAGTTCGATGGTGCGCCTGCATTGATCGCGGGCATCAATCCAGAGAACGGAAAGTTCTTCGTGGCAAAGAAGGGCATCTTCAACAAGAACCCCAAGTTGTATTACTCACATGCCGACATTGATGCAGACACACAAGGCGATCTTGCAAACAAGCTAAAAGTTGCATTCACGGAGTGCAAGAAACTGGGATTGACTTCTGGTGTGTACCAGGGTGACATCATGTTCACAAGCGATAGTCTCAAGCTTGAAAAGATAGACGGTGTTGACTACGTTACGTTTCACCCAAACACCATTGTTTATGCTGTACAAAAAGAGTCAGCGCTTGGTAGACAGATTAGAAGAGCCAATATTGGCATTGTGTGGCACACCACATTTGAGGGTGATACAATCGCTACTCTAAAGCCAACCTTTGGCAAACCAATTATAGACAAGTTCAAGAAGAACCAGAGTAGTTGGATGGAAGATGCAACATTCAAGGACGTAACAGGTGTTGCAACATTCACTGATGCCGAGAGAAAAGACTTTGATTCTAAGTTGTCTCAGATTGGCGCAATGTTCCAGAGAATGCCCTCAACTGTTGTAAACGCAATACACAAGGATGAGACACTTCTTACACTAGTTCATACCTACAATAACAGCAAGATTAGAGCTGGGCAACGTGTTACTGATATTCCGAAACACGTTGACGGATTGTATGAGTTCATCTTCGAACGATACGAAAAAGAGAAGAAGGGTTTGAAGACACCTGCGGCAAAGACACGCAAGGACGAGGAACGTAGCAAGGTACTCAACTTCTTTGCCCTGCACCCCAAGTCAGAAATTATTAGAGTCTTTGAACTTGCAACAAACATTGCAGATGCCAAGCAGTTGTTAGTAAACAAGCTAAACAAAGCAAGTAGCGTTGGTACATTCCTAAAAACAAAAGATGGATTTAGAGTAACTGGTGCTGAAGGGTTTGTTGCTATTTCGGAGCAGGGCGCAGTAAAGTTAGTTGATCGCCTCGAGTTTTCATTGGCGAATTTTAGTCCTCTAATAGTCAAAGGGTGGGAAAGATGAATGATATCGTAAGTTGGCTCAAGACACATTGGTTCATATTCACTGCTCTTATAACCTGTGGTGTTGCTTGGGGTCAAACAGTAACAAAGGTTGCGGAACTTGAAAACAAGCTAGCAAAAACAGAGACTATTGCAGCAAATCAATCTAGACTTGACGAGCGCACACAGATGATGCAAGAATCTATGAAAGAGCAGAATAAGATGCTCCTTGAGATATTGACTACTCAGCGCGCGTGGGCACAGAAAAATAATGTTGTGGTTGAAAATCCTTCTCCAGTGCAAACACCAAGAGCAGTAGTTAGACCTGCACAAACACAAAACAATAAATAGTAAATACATTCTAATGGGTAACATATGATCACATACAAAGAGCTATTAGAGGCTCGAAAGAGCACTGTTGTGATGGCTTTTGGTAGGCTAAATCCTCCCACGATTGGTCATGAGCTGCTTGTCAAGGCAGTCGCTGCCCTGGCAAAGAAAAACAACGCTGATCATATCATCTATGTGTCTCGCACACAAGATGCAAAGAAAAACCCCCTTACAGTAGATCAAAAAGTTGCGTATGCTCGCCACTCCTTCAAGGGAATGAACATTGTGGGAGCCAGTGATAAAGTTAGAACCTTTATTGAAGCCGCAAAAGATCTCACTGGCAAGTACGACAATCTAATCATGATCGCGGGATCGGATAGAATCCTCGAGTACAAGCAACTACTAGATCGCTATAACGGAAAAGATTTTAGCTTCAAGTCCATTCATGTAGTATCTGCTGGAGAAAGAGATCCAGACGAAGAAGGTGCTGCTGGAATGTCCGCATCAAAGATGCGCGCCGCTGCTGCATCTGATGACTTTGCGAAGTTCAAGCAGGGTGTACCATCCGCTATGACAGATGCAATGGCTCGTAGAATGTTTGATGATGTAAGAGCCGGAATGAAACTAAACGAAGAAGTTGATGAAGTTAGAGAAGAATACGTCAACGAACGTGTGTTCAATGTAGGCGACATAGTTACACATGAAGAACAAGAGAAGACAATCGTGCATCGTGGTACCAACTATGTTGTACTAGAAGACAACAAGCGTGTTTGGCTAACCGACATCAAACAAACCACAAAGGTCAACGAGGCTATCATGGTAAAACAGCAAGACAAGATCAAAGCAGCCCGTATCATTGGAATGTCTTTGGGTTATGCAGATGCAGAAACCAAGAACGATCCTACCATGATTGTAAACATGGCACTTCGTGGTATCAGAAACAAAGCGCTAAATCCAGAGTCCAAGGCAATCATTGGAAGAATGCTTGATCTAGCTAAACAAATGGAAATCTCCTATGACGATAGACTACTTGGTTTGAAAGAAGCCAAGGATGAAGAAGAGCAAGAAGAAGTAATTGAAAAGGTACCCTTGGATATTGCAGATGTTGATTCACATGTATTGATGCACGGCAAGGGTCCCCTAAGTCCACGTGCTGGTGATAACGAATACAAGCGTATGCGAAAAATTCATCTAAGAGCTCATGAGTCTACTGAGACTGAAGGTGAAGAAGACGACGAAGATTTTGACGAAGACGAACTAGTAAACAGCTTATCAGATGACGACATCATCGAACACGGATACGATGACGATGAGATTCACGTAGTTGACGATGAGACTGGTGAGCCAATCAAGGAAGAATTCAATCTAGATTCCATAAATGAAGTTCTAAGTCGCATTGAAAGAATGAGAGCAAAGGTAAGACTAGCAAAGACTGCCGCTAAGAGAGAGCGTGCTGCTGCAATTGCATTAAAGCGTCGTTCTACCACACCAGTTCTTGCCAAGAGAGCCAGAAGACTAGCAGTAAAGACGCTAGAGATGAGGCTAGCCAAGAAGCCATTGGCTAAACTAAGCATTGGTGAGAAGGAAAGAATCGAAGCAAGAATTGCAAGAATGGGTCCCGCTATTACTAGAATTGCTGTAAAGATGCTACCCCGGGTTCGTAAGGTAGAGTCAGAGAGACTAGCACACCACTCAACACAGAAAGCATAATAATGGCTCAGTTTAGAAAAGACATTCAACAATACCTCAACAATGGGAAAACCATTTTTGAGGTAATGATGTTAGCTGATCAGTATGGCAATCTGGTTGGTCCAGCGAACCCTTCAGGTATGGCAGTAGATGCTTTCGGGCGTGCTAGAACTAGCTCCCCACTAACACTATTTGATTCCAATCATCGCTATTCAGACAACGGGCTTTGGGCAACTTCAACTGCCACTGGTGGCGCCGCGGTCTTTAATGCCAACCAGGGTCTTGTGGATCTTAACGTAACTGGTGCTTCTGGTTCCGAAGTTATCCGCGAAACGTTTAAGGTATTTGCTTATCAACCAGGTAAATCACTGCAGATTCTTAATACATTTTGTTTCAACGAAGCAAAAACAAACCTAAGACAAAGAGTAGGCTACTTTGGAGCAAACAACGGTTTCTATGTTGAGCTCAACGACTCTACTCTAAGTTTCGTCAAGAGAAGTTCAGTATCCGGTTCTTTAGTTGAAACAAAAATCAGTCAACTTGGTTCCGTATACGGAGTCGATGATACTGGTTGGAATCTAGATAAACTAGATGGTACTGGTCCATCAGGATACACAATTGACAAAACAAAGTCACACATCTTTTGGATGGACTTGGAATGGCTTGGTGTTGGTACAGTAAGAATGGGTGTGGTTATAAATGGTCAGTTTATCCATTGCCATTCCTTCCACCATGCAAACCTCATCACTGCCACTTACATTACATCCGCTTCTTTACCAGTTAGGTATGAGATTAGAAATACTGGAACTACTTCTGGACCTAGCACACTAAAACAGATTTGCTCAACTGTCATCTCCGAGGGTGGATATGAGCTTAGAGGCTCTCAACTAGCCGTTAACGTCCCAATCACTGCTCCCAGGGCTCTTGCTGTTGCTGGTACACACTATCCAGTAATTGCGTTAGAGCTAAAATCCAGCAAGTTGGATGCAATTGTAATACCAACAAACATATCTGTAATGGGTCAAGGAAACGGTATCTTTTACCATTGGCAGTTGACTCAGAGCGCAACAGTTACTGGTGGAAGCTGGATTGATTCGGGAACTAATTCAGCAGTAAACTATAACCTCACCGGTACTGGTATATCAGGAGGTCGTGTAGTTGCATCAGGGTTTACTAGCTCTACAAATCAAAGCCATCAGACTGTCACGGTAAACAAAGAAAACTTGTTTAGATTCCAATTAGAACGAAACGGTTTAACAAACACTCCCCTTTCTTTGTCTCTATCTGTAGCTGCCGCAACAGCAAATCAAACGATATTTGGTTCGATGGATTGGGAAGAGGTAACAAGATGAAAACACTAAAACAACTATTAGAAGATATCCAAACAGGATACGCCCCCAAGGAAATTTCGTACAAGGGCTATACAACAAAGAATCTACATCATGTCCCTGATGCAACAAAGGCATTCCAGGCAACCATAACAAGAGTAGAAAAAGGTACTCTTGAAGACAACGGAGAAGTTCTTGATTCCCTGAAGAACACAGATACATATATGAAGTTGAATGACATGCATCTGGAACAAGAAAAGGACCTGGATCCCAGTGAACTACAACAGTGGCTAAAATCTCATGAAGCCGCAAAACAAGCTCTAACCAAGATAGGCGAATTCGAGCATCATTACGATTACTGGAATTCACACAATGCAGAACTACAATTTCTGAAAGCGAACCAAAATATGCCACAAGAAACAGAATCAGTAGAAGAATCAATTGACTTCAAGAAAGAAGCTGCAAAGCATATGAAGGATCTTCATAGCAAAAATTCAACACCAGCCAATAAAGAGTACGCTCAGAAGATGCTACGAAGAGCATTAGAGGCGTCAAAGATGAAAGACCCAGTTGCAGCCAAGAAACATTATACTGGAGTATCGGAAAACTTTGGTGCTGATTTCCTAGCAATGGCAAAAGAAAGGAATCCAAACGCACGTCTAGTTACTCCAGAGCAGAAGAAAAAAGAAGCCGAAGAGTTAGCAAAAAAGAGAGCCGAACTAAAACCAGCACATGCTACTCCTACAGGCAATCCACGCCCACTAGGTGATTACGATCCAAAGAGTGGTCGTTCTTACAGTGAAAGCACCGAGCCTAAAAACGAGTTGACAGTCAAAACCAGTGATGATACGCATGACGTAGTCAATTCCGCTGGCAAGGTTGTAAAACAATTTCACAAAACAACAAAGGGGCTGGAATACGCACATCAATTTGTGAAACAAAATAAAGGCGTCAAAGAACTAGACGAAGCAACATGGGCTGGGCACTCTGACACTGTAAAAAATCCAAACTTCAATGATGAACTGAGTATCCGCAGGGTCAGCCCTCCCGGCAAAAGACTAAAGTCTGGTAAATTAGACTACAACGAAAGATCAAGCCAAGAACGCCTTAAGGCTCTTATAAAATTCAAGAAAGCGAAAGGCGGACTAACAGGACCCATGGGTAAGTTGCCAGAAGAAGTCGAAACCATCGAAGAAGGTCCTTATTCTTCTGGTCAACTAAAGCCTTCTAAGGGCATGGAAGATCAGGAAAAGAAGGCAGTTACATCTAGAACAAGCACCATCAGGGGTCGTGATAGCAAGGGTGTTTACACCGCCACAATGAAAGACGGTAAGGAAGTTTCAAAGGTTTATGAAGAAAACATAAACGAATTGAGCAAGACAACTCTTGGAAGCTACATCAAGAAGCGCAGTCACGATGTTGCAACAATGGGTGCAGTAACCCGCAAATATGCTATGGACTCTGATGCGAAAAAGAAAGAACACGGCGCATATACAAATGATGCTCGTGAGTTGGACCAAAAGTCAAACAGAGCCTTCATGAAAGGTTGGAAGCATCGTGAAAATATCGGTAAGGCTGTAGATAGACTTACTAAGGAAGAAGTTGTGGCGGAAGCAAGTCCAAAAGACAAAATCAAAGACGATGACAAACCATTCAATTACGCTGACTGGGCCAAGAGTGGCAAAAAACCTCGCGCACTACCAGGTTGGGGTCCTAAGGGTTTTAGCACCCGGCTGTTCAAAGATGACCCTAAAGGCAAGAAAGATAAAGACCAAGGTGTGGCGGAAGAAGTCGAGCTAGACGAAAAGACCCTAACTCCAGCCGAGCTAAAGAAGCGCGAAGAGATTGCCAAAGCCATGGAAAGAAAGAATCCAAACATGGACAAGTCACGTAAGATGGCAATCGCCACGGCAGTAGCAAAGAGAGTTGCAGAGCAGTATGATGACGCTGAGTGATTATATTCAGGATGTTATGATTGCCGAGGGGCTTTATGACCCCTCGATATTCAAGGCAATCTTCCTTGCGGGTGGACCGGGTAGTGGCAAGTCCTTCATGGCTAAAAAGACTGCCCTACAAGCACTTGGTTTTGTAGTCATAAATTCGGATCAGCCTTTTGAAGCTCTAATGCACAAATTAGAATTAGATTTTAAGATGCCCGAGTCGGAAAAAGAACAACGAGATGCTGCCAGGGAAGTCGCCAAAGCGACTGCGGATAAGAAGCAGATGCTTGCAATCCATGGTAGACTGGGTATTGTTATTGACGGTACCGGAAAGGACCTGGAAAAAATCATGAAGATGCGTGGGCATCTTGCAGTAAAGGGTTACGACTCGGCACTCGTGTTTGTTAACACAGACCTTGAAACCGCTCTTGCTCGTAATGCTAGAAGAGAACGGTCAGTACCCGAAAAAATTGCATCTGATCTATGGAAAGACGTTCAGAAAAATCTTGGTACATTCCAACGAGCTTTTGGCACCAACTTTCATATTATCGATAACTCAGAAGGTTCTGATTACGACGCTCAAACAACGCAAGTTTACAAAAAGTTGCTTGCATGGTCAAAAGAACCACCAAAGAATGGGGTTGCTATTAGATGGATTCAGGATCAGAAACAACGCAGAAACATAACCGAGAATGTATCCGAGGCATCATATGCCGGTAACATCGGTGTTATGGAACTGGTAAAATTTCATAATGTTGCATCGGATGCCGAAAAGAAACACCTCAAGCATCTTATCTCAACCAAGAAGACAAAAGATGCCTGGAAACTAGTCCAAGATAAACTTGGCGTAAAGTTGGTAGGGAAAAGTTTTGGTAACTAAATAAGAATAGTCTTTACAAAGGATTACTATGAAATCTTTCAAATCACTAATGGAATCACTAGCCGAAGCATGGCCTGGTACTCCCGAATACAAGAAGAAGTTTGGCTCACCATCAGCTGATGGTCCAGACGGTTCACGCCACAAGATTGATCGCACTCCTGGTATTACACGAGCAACCCGTAAATACGACGCAGAGAGCGGTGAGTCAGAGGAGCCAACAAAGAGCCGCGAAGATGCAGCTGCAGCACCGGCAAAGCGTGGTCGTGGGCGTCCACCTGGCAAGTATGGCTCATACAAGAAGAAGGTCAAAGAGTCCATCGAGATTCTAGAATCTCTTGAAACCGAAGAAGAAATCGAAGAGTTTGTATTCTCTCTCGATGAGGAATCATTTGCCGAACTAGAGCAGTATTTGTCCGAAGAGCAAGGTGTGGCGGAAGGCGAAGAACAGATTGATGAACTACGCAACGTTACGCAAGATCAATTAGGTGGTCGCATGTCCAGCACCACTGGATTGTTCAACAAGACTCCTGCGGGCAAAGAACGCGAAGTTAAGCGCAGGCAAGAACATCTAAAGGGTCAAATGAAGTTCACAAAGAGCCAAGGTGGTATCGCTGGTCCTAAGGGCAAGTTGCCAGAGGAAGTTGAACAAACCGACGAAGCAATGAGCCAACAAGCCAAGACTACCATGAAGCATGTTAAGAATGCTACTCCTGGTGAGAAAAAGGCTGCAAAAGATATTAAGCCCGGTATTGCTGGATACCGCGATCGCATTGCCATGCTAAAGAGTGCAGAGGCACGCGGTGGTCTAAAGAACGAAGAAGCTGAAGTTGACGAAGCTCTAAAGCACCCAAACCACAAAGTTCTTGATAAGAATAAGAACAACAAGCTAGACAAAGAAGACTTTGCTATCCTTCGTGGTGAGAAGAAGTCACCAATGAAAGAAGAAGTAAGCGAAGACCAAGTAGCCAACATTGCTGCTTTCATCACAAAACAATCTAAAGGAGAAGCATAATGCCATTGTGGGGAAAAACGGACGCGACACTTTCTCGTCCAAAATGGATAAACCTAAACACATATCCAGCTGGTACTCAACTATTGTTTGTTGATCTTACAGAAGCTCAAGTAGCATCAAACCGCACAAAGGGTATTGATGGTCCTGGTTGGTGGTTGCACCGCGAGTATACTGACTCCAAAGGTCAGATTCGCTACAAGTCAGAACTAGTTGTTGCTCTGCAAGAAACAGCAGCAAACGCTGGTGATGCAGCAGACGATCTATTCGTACCTGATGTAACAACTACAATTGCAATTAGCGTTCAGCCAGCAAATCAGACAACAGTTTCTGGTGGAGCTACTTTTGCAGTAACAGCAGCATTGACTCCTGTAGGTACGGTAACGTATCAGTGGCAATTCCAAGCAGCTGCTAACACAGAGACCTGGGCTAATGTTAGCGGTGCAACAAGCGCATCACTTGCTCTAACAGGTAGAACTTCTACTAACACTGGCGACAAGTATCGTGTAGTTGTTGGTGGTGCTGGTTCAAAGAAAGTTACTTCAAACACAGCAACATTGACATTCGGTACCTAATCGAATCTAGTTCGTAATGAAACTGACTGAAGATAACTTTTTGTTATATGCAATGCATCACTATCAAGTTCCGTCGTGTGTAACACTACAGGAATTTGAGAATGATCTGAAGACAGTAACATACATAAAGAAGCAGTTGGGAAGGAGCGATAGAAACAATCAGCTCCTTCTCAATCATATCATTATTTTGTTCAACTGTTTTGGTAGCGCTGCATTGAACATTTTGTTTCATAAGGTCGAAAAAGAATACTGGGGCAGTCTGGCAACGTTTCTATTATACATAAACAGAATGCCCGATGTGGTACAGGATCTAAATATAAGACTAGTCGATCTAAAACTAGATGAAGCCGTAATAGAAGAACTAAGAAAGATCTAATGCTAATAGACAATCTCATTGCCTTTAGAATACTTTACAAGCTAGTTACTCCGTTCAAGGAGACTAAGGCGTACAAACTTGGCATCATTGATGAGAATGGCAAACTACTAAAGAAGCAAGCACAACTAAAGACTCAAGAAGAAAAATCAGCATACACCCTACTTGATCGACTAGTATTCAATCTTAAGAGAATCATTATCAATCTACCCGGCGGCGATGCTAAGTTGAAGAACATCGTTGCTGCATATTTTTTGATCAAAGAAAATTACAAAACAAACCCATCTCTTGAATCGTTACAGGAACAGTTCACAAAGATTGTTGCAACGGATGCAGTTCTTGTAGAGGAAACTATTACAGTAATGGACTTTCTAAAGTTATTCGAAGATGCACCCACAAACTCAACAGGACCAGCTGTATCAACAGATGAACCTGTAATACGCAAGAGTAAGAAAAAGAAGATCACACTTGCTCAAGTAATGGCATGATAAACCTTTTGATCCCCTTTCTAACATCACCAAAGTTTTTGATTGGTGCGGCAATTGCTGTTGCTGCAGGTGCAGCTGGATTCAAAGCATCATCTCTGCTGTGCGAGTCTAAAGTGAACGATCTTAAGGATAAGATAGTTGCCTTTGAGAGAGAACAAGCAAGACTAGTTGCAGAGAATCTTATTCTTGAAAAGAAAGCAGGTGAGGTGACAATTGAGGTTGTCACTAAATACGTTGAAACCGTAAAAATCGTGACCGAAAAGGGCAATGATGTAATTAGAGAGGTGCCTGTATATGTTACTGAAAAAGCTAATAGTGGTTGCACCATTACTGATGGCTGGGTGTACAACCATAACAGAGCAGCCGCAGGTACCGCCACGGCAAGACTTCCCGAAGCCCCCAGAGACGTTGATGCAGCCACCTCCGGAATTGAACTTTCTGACTCGGCAGCAACAATCGCAGAAAACTACAAAAGATACCACCAAGTAGCAACACAACTAAAAGCACTACAGGACTGGATAAGAAAACAAGAAGCAAATAGCAAGTAAAAACTATTCTTCTATCATTAAGCCACATTGAGTAATCTTTGTGGCTTTTAACATTATCATCCAGGTACACGGTGATTTTACATGGTGTCAATCCATTGTCAAGCATTCTTTTTCTAATTTGACTCAAATAAACTATTGTTATACAATGGTTGTATGCTATATC